GAAAACAAAGAAAATGACATAGCGTTTGTATTTATGACATTTTTCTTAGAATTTATTATTTTAATTGGTGTAGGATTTCATGGATATTTTATTATAGGTAGTTACATGGAAATGAAGTATCTTTTACATGATAAACCTCAAATAGAAGTTAGATATAAATTATTAGATTTTGTTTATAGCAATCGTAAAAAGGGAAGTACAATACCTCATAAAAATCAAATATTATCTTTAATAAAAATTAATAATCTTAATATTAATGAAGAACAAGTAGATGAGTTTTATAAATTTTGCACAGCTACAGGTATTATTGAAGAAACAATAATTATATTAACAAAACAACAAGCTGTAAAAGAAATAGAAAAGTTACTAATAGTGTAATATTTATACTATATTATGTCAGTTACTTTTCCAAACACAGCAAGCATACTTTACAGACAAGAAACAAGTCCGTGGTATAATGGATTTAATGCACCCGGTAGTGGTTCTGATGGTCAATTAACCTTTGATAACATGGATTATAACTGGTATGGTCTTAATTCAGCCAGTTACCAAACTATAGAAGTTATTAAAGGAGCAGCTTACACTGGTTCATCTAATACATTTACCGAACCTCAAACTTTTACATCTAATGTAGGAATATCAGGAAGTTTAACAGGCAGTATGGCTAGATTTAGTGGCCAAGTAATATCAGATTACCCTGGAGTTGGATTTCTTGGAACAGCTTCTTGGGCAGCAAACGCTATTACATCTTCTGTTTTTGTTACTACTAGTTCTATTTCAGCTAGTTATGCTTCATCATCAACTTCTGCTAGTTTCATTTATATAGCTTCAAATAATTCAACAAATATTGACTATACTTTAGTATTTAAGAATTCACCAGGAGCATTAGATAATTTTTATCAATTAGCAGCAGACGGAACAAATGGCCCATACTACAATCCATCAACCAATGTTTTAGGTGGATTAGGAGGATTAACAGTATCTGCTTCAAAAGGAGTATTTACCTCTATTACAGGTTCATTATCTGGTAGTGTAAATGGAACAGCCTCATATGCTATATCAGCTAGTCATGCATTAACAGCATCTTATGCAAGTAACGGAGTTACAAACTTAGGAGTTGGTACATTCTACGATACAAGTACTCAAACAGTAGTGGCAGGAGCATCAGCTTCTATTACATTAAATACACCAGTCATTCAAGATGGAGTTATAGTAGCATCAAATTCAAGAGTTACAGTAACCAGGACCGGTATATATAACCTTCAGTTCTCAGCACAGGTTCAAACTACAGTAGGTGGATCTCCCGATATTCATATTTGGTTAAGGAAAAATGGAGTAGATGTAAGTAATAGTAACACAGGTATTTCAATTCAAAACCAAAACCAGAAGTATGTTGGAGCTTGGAATTTTGTAGAAAGTTTAATTGCCGGAGATTACTTAGAATTAGTATGGTATGTCAACGGCGGTGCTAGTGCACAACTGGTTGCAGAGCCTGCCGCTCCGGCAAACGGTGGAGTAGGGGTTCCCTCTGTAATTCTTACAATGATCCAAATTAAATAACCTTAAGGTTTTTTTACGAGGTTCTATAATATTTATAACAAAATAACATGGCAGAGCAAATTATATCCCCAGGCGTTTTTACCAATGAGAATGATCAGTCTCAGGTAACTTCGCAACCTCCTGTAGTTGGAGCCGCAATTATCGGTCCTACCGCAAAGGGTCCTGTAGAAATTCCCACATTAGTAACAAGTTACTCACAGTTTAAACAAATTTTTGGTGGTGCTGTTACAAGTGGTAGTGATACTTATAACTTCTTTACTGGTATAACCGCCTATAACTATTTTAATAACGGTGGAACTAGCTTATTAGTTGCCCGTGTAGTATCAGGTTCAGGTGCTCAAGCCTATACCTCTGCTACCTCAACTCCTATTTCCGCTTCTACTCAAGCCGCCTCACAACCTGCATTCGTATTAGAAACCTTATCTAAAGGTATTATTATGAATAGCAGTTCAAGCGAAGGCAGTGCAGGACAATTAGCAAGTGGTTCTTTAGACAATATTCGTTGGCAAATTTCTCAGCGCGATACAGCTTCTGGAACTTTTACTTTATTAATTCGTCAAGGTAACGATACTACTAATACTCCTTCTGTGTTAGAAACTTGGAGTGGTTTATCATTAGATCCTAAAGCATCTAATTTTATTGGATCTGTAATTGGTGATTATAATTACTATTATAATTCTTCAAATAATCAAGTTGAAGTATCTGGTTCTTATCCTAATAAATCAGCATATGTGCGTGTTAAATCAGTTAATTTAACTACTCCTGATTATTTTGATAATAATGGTGTTGCAAAATCACAATACACTTCTTCTCTTCCATTAGTAGCTAGTGGATCATTTACAAGTGCTACCGGTGATATTAAAGCAGGTGCTTTATTTTATAATTCTATTGGATCTGGAAATACTCAAGGCTTAGTATCTGATAACTATACTAATATGATTAATTTGTTAAGCAATAAAGATGACTACAAATACAACGTATTAGTTACTCCTGGTTTATATAAAGCAGATTATGGTACTCCTATTTCAAATATTATAATAAATACTCAAAATCGCGGAGATGCAATTTATGTAGCGGATATGGTAGCTTATGGTTCAACCGTAGCAACCGCTGTTACTAATGCTGCCACTATCGATAACTCATATGCTACTACTTACTGGCCTTGGTTGCAAATTTCTGATCCTGAAACTGGTAAAAACGTTTGGGTTCCTGCTTCAACTATGATGCCCGGTGTTTATGCATTTAACGATAGCGTTGCTGCTGAATGGTTTGCTCCCGCTGGATTTAATCGTGGTGGTTTAGGAAATGTATTACGTGTTGAGCAAAAATTATCTCAATCAAGCCGTGATAGCTTATATCTAGGTAAAGTTAATCCAATCGCTACTTTCCCAGGCCAAGGCATTGTAGTATTTGGTCAGAAAACATTACAGACTAAAGCAAGCGCTTTGGATCGTGTAAACGTTCGCCGTTTGTTGATTGCTTTAAAAAACTATATTGGTGGTGTAAGTAATAACTTAGTATTTGAACAAAATAGTATTGCAACTCGTAACAGTTTCTTGTCTCAAGTTAATCCATACTTAGCATCAGTACAACAACGTCAAGGTTTATATGCCTATAAGGTAGTAATGGATGAATCAAACAACACAGCTGATGTGATTGATCGCAACCAACTAGTAGGTGCTATTTACATTCAACCAACTAAAACTGCTGAATTCGTAGTGTTGAACTTTAATATTCTTCCTACTGGAGCCTCTTTTGAATAATAATATTTATAATAAAATAAGAACATGGCAATTTTAAGCTCTAACGAAATATTTTTCACCGCCTTTGAACCTAAGGTAAAGAACCGTTTTATCATGTACGTAGATGGTTTTCCATCATATATGATTAAAGGAATTAATGGATTAGGATTTGATCAAGGTGAAATCAAATTAAACCACATCAACGTTTACCGTAAAATCAAAGGTAAAATGTTGTGGAATGATGTAACCTTGACATTATTCGACCCTATTACTCCTTCAGGTGCTCAAGCAACTATGGAATGGGTTCGTTTACACCATGAATCAGTAACTGGCCGTGATGGTTATGCTGATTTTTATAAGAAAGATATTGTGTTGGATGTTTTAGGTCCAGTAGGTGATATCGTTTCTGAATGGGTGTTAATGGGTGCTTTTATTAAAGCTGCTGATTTCGGTGAATACAACTGGGATACAGAAGCTGAAGCACAAAACCTTACTATGACATTAGGTATGGATTACTGTGTATTGAACTTCTAAAAAGTACTATACATTTTTTCAAGAAAGGCTTGTCTTTTGGCAAGCCTTTTTGTATTTTATATATTTATATACAACATTAAAGTTATAATAAATTATGAGCGAATTTAAAATGCCCACCGAAGTTGTAGATTTACCATCCAAAGGTCTACTTTATCCAAAATCAAACCCATTATCTAGTGGAACCGTTGAAATGAAGTATATGACGGCTAAAGAAGAAGATATTCTTACTAACCAATCATATATTCAAAAAGGCGTTGTGTTAGATAAATTGTTACAAACATTAATTGTATCTAATATTGATTACAATGACTTAATTATTGGTGATAAGAATGCAATTATGATTGCTGCCCGTATTTTGGGATATGGTAAAGATTACTCATTTCAATACAGAGGACAAGATGTAACAGTTGATTTAACTACAATGCAAGATAAGCCATTTGATGAATCACTTATATCCCCAGGCATTAATGAATTTAAATTTACCTTACCTAAATCAAATACTAACTTAACCTTTAAAATCTTAACACACGGGGATGAATTAAAAATTGACCGTGAATTAGAGGGATTGAAAAAAATTAATAAAGATAACGTTCCCGAATTATCAACTCGTTTAAAGTATATGATTACTTCTATCGAAGATAACCGCGAGCCTAAGGTAGTTCGCGAGTTCGTCGATAACTATCTTTTAGCGCAAGATTCGCGCGCATTACGCGAGTATATTCGCCAAGTACAACCCGATATTGACCTAAAATTTGACTTTGATGGACCAAACGGCGTTGAGGAGGACGTTAATTTACCTATTGGGCTTAGCTTTTTTTGGCCTGACTCCCGAGTATAGGAAAGCCATGTTTGATCAAATACACCAGATTGTATTTCACGGTAAAGGTGGATATACATTTCCTGATGTGTATAACATGCCTATATGGTTGCGCATATATACTTTTAACCAAATTAAAACTTGGTACGAGGAACAAAATAAAGAAAAAGATGATATTGATACCTTTACTAGCAAAGTTAAATCAGGACAAGTACAAGTTCCCGACTATGTTAAAGGTGCTAAATTAAAATACAACGGGGGCACTACACAAAAGTAGTGCCTTCAAATATTTATAACAAATGGCTACACCCGAGGAATTAAGACGACAGCAAGAAGAAAATGAACTTCTTGAGAAGGAAAACGAGATCCTACGAAGACGCCTTGAATTACAAAATGAAAGTTATTCACTATCTACATCTTACCTAGAATCAATAAAAGAAATTTTAGGGATTCAATCTAAACGAACCCAATTTGAAAACGATACTTTAGATATTAATAAAAAAATTCAAAGAACTATTCGTGATCAAAATACAGATTTAGAAGACTCAATTGAAAAGGTAAAACAGGTTAGCAGAAATAAAAAATTAATTTTAGAGGCACAAAAGCAAGAAATTAGTTTAGAGGATAAAGTTGTAGGAATAAATCGACAACGAGTAGATCAAGCTAGCGACC